CGAGCCCTGCGGACTTTAACCTTGCCGTCCAAACCTACATGCTCGCCGTCGGTGGCGCAGAACACCAGCCGACTACCGGCGATAAGGCCAAACCAGCCGTGATCCTTATCCAGGCCATGCAGACCGCCGCCGCAGATCGAATCAGGGCTCCAGTCAGGTGCCTCAGTCCACTCGCCGGCAGAGCGCCACCTGAAACCATTGTAGGCCGTGCCGTCGTTGTCGGCCCTGATGATCCAGTTGCCTGACGCCACTGCCGCCTGTACAGCCTGCTGTATTTCCTGTGCAGTCATTTTTAGTCTCCTTGTTTTATAGATTTAAGCTTTGATACAAGTTTAATTTTACCCACCTCGGCGTCAGCAAAATACCCAACACAATACTCCTGCCGTTTTGCCCCTGTCCTGGAGCCGTACCCTGAGACGCCATTACCACCGACATCAAGCACGCGCACAATCCTACATTTTTTGAGGCTCACCATTTCAACCTCAGCAGCAATAATCTCAGACCGCCAACCACACCTAGTCAAAACCGATGAATAATATTCAACCACCACCGTTTTCATTTTAAGCTCCTTTAAGTGTTAAAAACTACCTTAAAACGCCAATCTGTCAAGTCTGTATCTATTTTATAGTCGACAATCACTACTTTGTCAAGCCTGTATCAAAAAACTGTCAATTAGTTACAAAAATAATTGAGTTGCAAAAAGCTAAGTTACCACAATCACACGGGAAAAAATTAAATCTGTCAAGACTGTATCTGTTTTACCTAAAAAAAAAAACCAGAGCCAGCTTTTTTATTACGTTTTTTCAGCGTAAGACATATAAAAAGCTGCATGTATCAGAAAAAAAGGTTGGCTGGTTAAGCGGAAGAGCATATATAATAGATATAGTCTTTACACTAATAATAATAAAGCCTTTGCTTTCGCCTACTTGCACGCTGGCCTTCTCCGTTCGGCTGTCAACAAGTTGACAGTTTTTTAACAACTGTCAACATTAAATTTCAATCACTTGACAAATATCAAATACAAATTGACAGGTTTCAGGCGGAAATTTCAAAAAAATTCAAAAATTCAGAAAAGTCAAAAAATTAAAAATTCAGAAAAGTCAAAAAATTAAATTTGAAGGCCTAAAAATTCAAAAATCTAAAAACTCAAAATTCAAAAAATTCAAAAATTAAGGTTTGTAATTTACAGGCATAATCAAAGATTTGCCGTATTTTGTGTTTAAGTGGATTGGAGCATTTTTGTTTCCAGTTACGCTTAAAATTTCGTATTCTGGAGTTTCTGAAATTTTCAGGATTTTTAGGTCTACGTATATTTTTTCTTCGTTGATATTTACGAGTTCTTGGAGCGTCAATTTTCCGTAAGGCACTAAACAACCTTTTTTAACTGCGGATAATTTTTCAGGTGGTGGGAACAGCTGGGAGAATTCTGGAAAAGTGCATTGATCTGGTCCGTAGATCTGCTTTAAAGTTTGCGGGCAATAATACCCAGGCTCAAGATTTTCTGTGTTGTCTGCAAGGTGTAGTATAGCGTTATTTGTGGCCACCATGTACTGATCTGTAACATATATATAATGCAGGTATTCTTTGCAGGGGTCATTTCCGACAGCCCTGGCAACCCAGGCCATTGCCGTTTTAGCTGTTTTCGGCTGCGGGGGCATAAAAAAGGCGTAGAGTTTTGCCAAGTTTCCGATAGCTGTAGGGCTTTCAGCCAGTTTCGCCAGTTTCGCCATCTCAAGTATGATATCGCCGGCCTCTACCTTCGAGGGTTTTTTAATGCCATTTGCAATCTGTAGTATTGCATTAGTGACTGATTTTTCCATGGTTCTATCTCCTTTGAGCTCAGGGATCATTCCCTCTATGTGTTCTGAGTATACACTATAAAATGCTTGTGTCAACTAAAAACCCGATATTTTAATTGACGGTTTCAATATTATTCTATTAATAAGTATCGCGTGCGCGCGTAGCACAGAGCTGTTAGGGCTGTCAAGTGTTTTTATAGGAGGGCCAGGCGACTATATTTCAGGGGAGGGTATCCCCCCCCCCTCTGCGGGGTAGGTTGTCTCCATCACCTACCGCACACACAAAATTCCCTAGTTTCCAAAATCCCTTAAAGTAAAGCCATTTACTATCTACTTGACACTACTCAATTTCCATGATAACTACACAATCATGAATACTTCCGGTTTAGCAATCAACTCAGAATACCTGATTCCAGGCGACCTGGAGCCCACCAATGCGCCCACCGAACCATTCTCGGTTCAAGCAGCAAAACAGAGTAGTATAAGTGCTCAGACATGGCCACCGCAGCTCGTTTTCGACCTGGCGCTTGGGCTTGAAGGGTATGAAGAAATTGAACTGCGGCATGGAATTTCTAAGGGTGATCTTGAAAAGCTCTATAACCACACAGTATTTCGCCGTGAAGTAGCCAACCTCACACGAGAACTGCGAGAATCGAACAAGATATTCCGAGCAAAAGCAAAAACCCAGGCAGAATTTCACCTGGAGACTATGAATGATTTGATGTCAGCTCCTGAAACTCCGGCAAGTACTAAGTTGGCGATCTTCCAGACTTTGGCGAAGTATGGGGAGTTGGAGCCTGTTGTCCAGCGTGAGAATACTGAAAAAGAGAAGCAGGAGGCGCAGGTAGTAATCAGGATAGAAAGCAATGTGCGACTACCTGAAGTTGATATTACCCCGAAGACTTTAGCTTTGAACTGAGATAACTCTCTCCGAGTGGAGTAGATGTGGCCCTTGAGTACACGCTGAAATATAATTGTGGTCCTGTGGCCCAGATGTTCCATGCGGACAGGACGAGCCGTGTTAAGCTTCTGATTGGGCCTTTTGGTACAGGTAAAACCACCAGCGCGGCGTATGATATGATTGACTGCGCGAGTCAGTTTGTAGTTCCGACTAGAGGGAAAAGGCGGTCACGTTTTGCAGTCGTGCGTAATACGTACCCTGAACTTAGAGACACAACGATCAAAACGTTCCTGGACTGGTTCCCGCCTCTCTACTTTGGCAAGTACAACTCTTCCAATAAAACATATCTGCTTAACTATGAAGACCGTGAAATTGAGCTTATTTTTAAAGCTTTGGACTCCCCTCAGGATGTTCGGGATCTGCTGTCGCTTGAGCTGACTGGAGCGCATGTGGACGAAGCGCGAGAGATTCACCAGACTGTGGTCAAAGGTTTGCTTGGGCGGATTGGGCGCTTTCCGTCGATGAAAGATACAGATGGCGTGAATCCGTTCATTTTTCCTCCACAGGTTTTGCTTACGACGAACTACCCGTCAAGCGAACATTGGCTGCATCGGGATTTTGTATCTAAACCTATTGAGGGATACAGGATATATGAGCAGACTCAGGAGGAGAATAAGCACAACCTGCGGCCTAACTATTACGAGGATCTGGAGAAGGATTACGCTGATCGGACCGACTTGTTAAAGACTTTGGTGCGTGGCGAATGGGGTGTTACAGTTAAGGGAAAACAAGTCTACCCAGAATTCAATAGGTCGTACCATGTCTCAAAACATTCGCTTGTCCCGGAATATCCGGTAGAGGTTATTCGTGGATGGGATAACACAGGTCTGTGTCCGGCGATCAACTTGAGCTATTTAAGTGCTACAGGTCAGTGGTGCATTTTTAAAGAGTTTTGTTTTGACGACACTGGTATCATGGATGCAACTGAAGCGATGTTGATCTGGTGTGCTCAGAATTTACCGCCTGGGTGCAAGTTTGTGGATTATGGAGATCCTGCCGGGAAGAATCGTGATGCTACAAAACAGTCGCCGGTGGACTATATACGTGCGAAAGGTGAGGAGTACCAGATTGACATCTTCATGATTGATGGTATACAGACATTCAAGACGCGCAGGGAAGCTGTGGCAAATCGACTCAGTAAAAATATCAACGGCAAACCTGCACTGATTATTGATCCGTCATGCGTTAGGATTATAGATGGTTTTGATGGCGGGTATGCCTACCCTGAAATAGGCAACAGCGGAACTTTCAAAACCGAGCCGGCCAAGAACGAGTACAGTCACATAGCTGACAGTGTGCAGTACCCTGCAACCCGACTTTTTGCATCTGGGAGCACGACGTCTCCGAAGAAACCGCTCGGCGGATATTTTCAGAATGAGGATGAGGATGACGATTATTCGTATAATGGGTTTGACCAAGTGTCAGGGCGCAACTCTGTAACTGGATATTGAGGATACATATGAAGATACCGAAAAGTTTCAAGCTTCTGGGTGCTGAGATTACTGTAGCGGATAACCCGTCGTTATTGCGAGATCGTAACTGGAACGGGTGTGCTGATTATGATACTCATAGAATAGAGATGGTTCCCAGGTGTGATTTTTATAAGGCATCGAATGCTAGATATGAGCAAACATTCTGTCACGAGCTTGCCCATTTCCTGACGTATTATGCTGGAGCTGCGATTAATCACGATCTATCCGGAAAGTATCTGCACCAGAACGAGGAGTTTGTAGATTTACTCGGTAGCCTCATCCATCAAGCCTTTTCAACAATGGAATACTAATATGGCAAAAAACCCATTAGATACTTTACTCGATTACCTGGACCTCAAAAACATTGCTGAAGAGCTCGACGAGACTCGGAAGGGAGAGATTGCCGGTCTTGTGAAAAGAGGTTATGAACTTGATGACAGCAGCCGCAGTGATTGGAAAGAGCAGACTGAGGAAGGCATCAAAATTGCCGAGCAGATAATGGAAAAAAAGACGTATCCGTGGGCTGGGGCGTCCAACGTCAAGTTTCCGCTGATTGCTATCAGTGCTATACAGTTTGCTGCCAGGGCATACCCAAGCATCATTCAGGGGCATAATGTTGTTAAGGGTGAAGTAATAGGTAAAGACCCTGACAACAGAAAAGCCGAAAAAGCGAGGCGTATCAGTACTCATATGAGTTGGCAGCTGCTGGAGAAGATGCAGGGGTGGGATGAAGATGTTGACAAGATGCTTCACACCCTACCGGTAGTCGGGACAGTGTTCAAGAAGACTTACTATGACGAGCTGAATCAGACCAATGCTTCTGAGTTGTGCATGCCGCTCGATGTCGTCGTACACACTAAGACAACGAATTTACAGAAATGTCGACGCATTACTCACATCGTCAATTATTATCGCAACGAAGTGCTTGAAAAAGAGCGGGCCGGGCTGTTTCTTGAAAAAGAGGCAGACTATTTCATAAATGACTCAGATGAAGATATGGCTGAGTGCTTTCTTGAACAGCATCGGTGGCTTGATCTGGACGGTGATGGATATGAAGAACCTTACATTGTTACAGTCCATGAAGCGTCGGATACACTGGTGCGCATCGTCGCCTGCTACGATTCGACAGGTATTAAGGTCAACGACAAAGGCAAGATTGTGAAGATTGACCCTGTGAAATATTTCACAGATTTTCACTTCATACCGGCATCAAGCGGTAAGTTCTACAGCCTTGGGTTTGCTCATTTGCTTGGCGGAATCAACGAGACACTATCCACAGTTATTAACCAGCTTATCGACTCAGGACATATGGCGATTGGAGGTGGTGGATTCTTCGGTAAAGGTATCCGGATACGTGCCGGAGATCTGCGGTTCAAGCCATTCGAATGGAAACAGGTTGAGATTCCAGGCGGAGTGCTCAAAGACAATATTGTGCCTCTACCGGTACGAGAACCGTCTAACGTTTTATTTCAGCTTTTAGGACTTCTTAATGATGTAGGGATGAAACTTGCTTCAGTTTCTGATGCGATGGCTGGAGAGACACCGAGCCAGAACACCCCGGCAACGACAACTCTTGCGGTTATCGAGCAAGGTCTTAAGGTATTCACGGCGATTTACAAGAGAATATTCAGGAGCCTTAAATCTGAGTACTCAAAGTTGCGCAGACTCAACAGTATTTACCTCGATAGTGAAGAGGTATTTAGAGTGCTTGACGAGGAGCAAATAGCGTTCAAGGAAGATTATAATTTAGGGGAATATGATATCGTTCCAGTTGCTGATCCTAACATGGCGTCAGATGCTCAGAGACTTGCTAAAGCTCAGGCTCTTATGGGGACAATGCAGCTTAACCCGACACCTGAAGGTAGGCTTGAGATTCTGCAGCAGTACTACGACGCTATTCAGGCTCCTAATATTGACAAACTCTTGCCGAAGGACGATCAAGGGCAGATCAAAACACAGCAGCCACCACCAGATCCTAAAGCAATTGAGCTCCAACTAAAAGCTGTTGAATCTCAGACTAAAGCCAAGTTTGAGCATGAAAGACATCCGCTGGAGTTAGTTAAACTGCAAGCTGAGATTGATGAAATAAAATCCCGTACCGAGATGAACCTGGCGAACGCAGCCAGTAAACCGCTCATGGATCAGTTGGCGGCGCTAAACGCCTCAGTAGCCGCTATGCACAATGAAACAAAAATGGAGATCGAACGTATGAGGCACAAAACACAGGAGAAAGGAGTCACAGATGGCTCATCCGGAAATTCTGGCGGGGATTCCGCTGGAGGAGTTGAAGGAATGGGAGCACCACCCGACAACACAGAAGGTACTGGACTTCCTGTCCAGATGCCGGAAGGAGTTGGAGGAGGTAGTCCTGTCGGGACAAACGACGAACTTCAGCAGCTCGGAGGCAACAGCCTTGAGAACAGTAGCCCAGCTATCGGAGATCAAGGGGTTGAACCTGCTCCAGCAATTGTTGAGTGAGGTTAACGAGTATGCGGTTGAGACCGCGAAGGAGGAAGTATGATTCATCCAGCAGGGCATAGAGTATTGGTCAAGCCAGACCCTATCGAAGAGAAAACGGCGAGTGGTATTGTGGTGTCCGTAGGGACAACTAAAGATCGAGAGCAGCAGGCTCAGATTTTTGGGGTTATTACAGCCATCGGTCCGAACGCTTGGAAAGGCTTTGATGATGGCACGCCTTGGGCCAATGTAGGTGACAAGGTGGCAATTGCAAAGTATGGAGGATTCATCATCAGAGATCCTGACACCAGGGAGGAGTTTAGGCTTCTCAATGATGAGGATATCTGTGCGATTATAAGGAGTCAGTGATGGGTATGAGTAGATATTATCGTAAGATGTTAGGAAATCCCCCTCAAGAAGGAGAGAACACATGCAAGAACATTCAGAACAAGTCGGAATCGTTGTCCCTGGAGAAGAGCTTGTCAACACCGGAACCGATCAGCGAAACACTGACATCGAAGCCGAAGCCAGTCAAAAAGGCTGGAAGCCGGAAGCTGAGTACGACGGGCCTAAAGGCGGGTTTGTAAGTGCAGAAGAGTTCTTGAAAAGAGAACCTTTATTTGATAGGATCAAAACGCAGAGCAAGGAACTGAAAAGTCTTAAGAAGACAATCGACGCGATGTCGTCACAGTTCCAGGTTCAACTCAAAGCACAACTGGCATTACAGGAAAAACAACTCCGAAGCGCTCGGAGTGAGGCCATAGAGGCCGGGGATGAAAAAACCGTCGACAAGATCGATGAGGAATTACACCAGATTAAGAACGTATCGGTAGAAACAGCTCCGCAGATTCCGGATGAAGTATCCGATTGGATTGCCAGGAACCAATGGTTTCACACTGACAAGGAATTGAATGCTTTCGCTATTGCCCACAACCGAGCTTACATCGACCAACATCCTGGTGATGTTCAAGGAAGTCTCGAAGCAACAGCTAAAGCAGTGAAAAAAGCCTTTCCTGAGAAGTTTGAGCAGCCGACAAAGACAGCCCAAAGCCCGGTAGCCGGGTCAGAACCAAAAGGCGGTAATGTGGGTAAAAACAACTACTCTGTCAGCCGTTTGAGCGAAGATCAGAAACTTGTCTATAACCAATGGGTGAAACGCGACAAATTCCTATCACACGATGAGTACTTTAAAGGTCTTGAAGAGCAAGGGGAGTTATCATGAGCAGAGTTGCTAAAAATCGTCCTACACGCACACCACTTGGAGCGCGTAATCGCCTTACTTTTAAAGGGCTCGACACTAAAAATTTCTTCCATCGCGTTATCACTGATAAAGATGACCGCCTGGACCGCGCCCTGGAAGCAGGGTATGAATTTGTTGAAGCTGAAGGAAAATTGGGCGATGTTCGAGTTGCTGAAGGTACTGTGCCAGGCGCAAAGGTTGCTAAACCTGTAGGCAATGGTGAAACAGGTTACCTGATGCGCATCCCGAGAGAGTTTTACAACGAAGATCAAGCCGCCAAAGCAGCAGAAGTTAATAAAATTGAAAAATCCATGAACCCTGATCCTGTTAAAAATCAATACGGAAGCGGGATCACTGATGAATAAGGAGTAACCCATGGCTAACGCGAACAACCCTTTCGGGCTTCGCCCTGTAGGTACGCTGAACGGAGCGTCATACAGCGGTCAAATCCGTCAATATTTTGTCCCTGCGACTGATGGTACTGCTATCTATGTAGGCAGTCCAGTAAAACTAGGAGGCACTGAAGGATCATTGAATGCTGATGATTTACCAATGCCTACCGCTACCGCAGCTGCTTCTACTAACACCATTATTGGCGTATGTGTCGGTGTGCAACCGCTTCCTACGGCACTTCAAACACTTTATCGCCCAGCTGCGACCGCGATGTATATTTATGTCGATGTTGATCCGAACACCATTTATGAGATTCAAGGTGATTCTGACACGTATGATGCGGCTGATATCGGCATGAACATGAACTACACCGTTGTCGCCGGGTCTACTGTAACCGGTTTGTCTAAAACTGTAGCAGACCAAAGTTCGGCAGCTGTCACTGCAACTCTTGACATGCAGGTGCTTGCCAGCAAACCGTCGATTAATAATGAGTTGACTGGCGGTTACCCGCTCCTGCTTGTTCGACTCAACCTCAACCAGTTCGCTAATAGCGCAACTGGAATTAGCTAAGGAGGACCAATTATGCCTATCAATACTGGTTCATTTGCAAAGGCTCTGGTCCCCGGTATAAATAAGTGGATCGGACAGGCGTACACCGAATGGCAGACCGAGTATACTGACCTTTTCGACAAAGAAACGTCGCGTAAGGCATTTGAGGAAGATGTCAGCACCTCAAACTTTGGTCTTGCTGCACTCAAAACTGAGGGTAGTGGTATTAGCTACGACACCGCTAGTCAAGGTTTTGTTAATCGTTACACCAACAAGACCTATGCCACTGGTTTTATCCTGACTGAAGAAGCCATGGAAGATAATCTCTATGACATTTCAGCTCTAGGTAAAAAACAGGCGCGAGCACTTGGTTTTGCTCTGCGGCAGACTATGGAAGTTCTGGCTGCCAACGTCTATAACCGGGCCTTCACTGCAGGATATACCTACGGTGATGGCACCATTCTGTGCACCAGTGCCAACCTTCTCGAAGGCGGAGGTACTTTCTCCAACGTGCCGGCTGTTGCGGCTGACCTCTCCGAGGTAGCTTTAGAGCAGGCCTGCATTGATATTGCAGGTTTTGTTGACGGCAGAGGAAACCATATTTCGGTTATGCCTAAGAAGCTCATCATCCCGAAAGAGTTGATGTTCGAGGCTGAGCGCATCTTGAAGTCAACCTTGCAGAATGATACTGCGAACAACGCTGTCAACGCTTTGCGTACTACAGGCATGTTCAAGGGAGGTGTAACTGTCAATCACTACCTGACTGATCCGGATGCGTGGTTTATTCGGACTAATGTCATGGACGGAATGAAATATTTCGAGAGGAGGGCTGTCACCTGGGGATCTGATAATGATTTCGACACAAGCAACCTCAAGTTTAAAGGCAGTTTCCGGATCAGCTTTGGGAACAGTGACAAGCGCGGCATCTATGGCAGCGCTGGTGCTTAAGGTTTAAATTGCCTTAAGAGTGGACTACTAGGGGGCAGGTTATTAGCCAGCCCCCTATTTTTTATTGTATTTTACAATTTGAGCTGTTAAACTATATTCGACATAACTTTAACTCGGTGGTTACCGCAACGGTAGCTGCTCCAACTCAAGGGAGTGCTGAGCATGGGACTTACAAATTTTCCGAACGGTGTAGCTTCTTTCGGCGTGCCTGTCATTGGTGGTGGCGGTTTGCTGCCTGCTACTAGTGGCAATTATCTGTTTGTGGACTATACAAACGGTGATGATGGTGTGTCGATCAAGTCAAACTCGGTTGCGCGACCTTTCAAAACGGCTGCTCAAGCGTACAGCAAGGCGACAACCAATAAGGATGACGTCATTGTTCTCATGGGTAATGCGACTCATACACTGACAGAAATGTTGGATGTATCTAAGAGTCGTGTGCATTTTGTTGGAATGGATGGCAGTGGTGGACGCCCCTATGGTCAGAACGCTAAAGTATCCCTCGGCGTCACCACCGCAGCAACTGACCTTGCCTGCATGCAGAACACTGGCATACGCAATAGCTTCCGTAACATCAAATTCATTTCCGACAATACGGTTGACGAGAGCTTGTATGGCGTTATTGAAGCTGGCGAATATGCTCTGTACGAGTTCTGTGAAATCTACAAATCTACTGATATGGATGCAACTGCAGCTGCAGAACTAGTTATGAACGGTGATTCAGCTATCATGCGTGGCTGTACTATCGGTTCTCTGGCAACTGCCCGCTCAGGTGCAGTTATTCGGGCTAATGTTCTCGTTACTAACGGTATTGTTTCTGGCAAGGTTGCCAGAGATGTTCTGTTCGAAGGCTGCCGGTTCTGGATCAACGCTAGCAATGCCGCTAACCGGTTTGTCTATGGCACCAATGCTGCAGACGTTGAGCGCATCATGGAATTCAATCAGTGCGGATTCATCAATAATGGGGCTTCAGCATCAATCCCGGCTCAGAACGTAGCTTTCGGATCTTCGCTGACAGTTGGTAAGGTTCTGTTGAACAACTGCTATACCGTCAACGCCTCCACCGCAATGAGTACCACGACTGGTGTGTTTGTCAACGGCCCGGTTCCTGCGGCTGCTACTACTGGCATCGCGCTCCAGGCATCGTAATTAAGCAAGGGGGCTTCGGCCCCCTTCTTTTAAGGAGTAGGTTATGGCAAACACAGTTGCCTCAACGTTTCGTGTCAATGGTTCGCGATTATTTGTGCTTGAAGTGCAAATTACCGGGGATGGATCTGGGGAGGAGACAGCAACAGAGCTCATTGATCCAGCAGATTTGACAGGAGCACCTTCAAGTTTCAAAATTCGTGCTGTTCAGTGGTCGCTTGATGGGTTTTCAGCATCTTTATTGTGGGATGCTACTGCATCTGATCACGCTCTCACTCTTTCAACAGTTAGCGATATTCTCAGATTTAGCGACACAGGATCTCATATCGTAAATCCTCTTAGTACAGGCGCAACTGGTAAGTTGCTGATCACTACAGTAGGGTTAGGAGCTGGTGACACCGGTACGATTATCATTGAAGGTCAGCATAGTTAAAATGCTTCTGACAAAGGACAAACCATGTCACGTAGAGGCCATGCGGATTATCTAAAAACTGGTGACTGGAACGCGATCTGCGATGAGTGCGGATTTAAGTTCAAAGCTTCTGAATTGCGTAAACGCTGGGATGGATATATGGTCTGCAAAGATGATTTTGAAGAGAGGCATCCCCAAGATTTCCTGAAAGGTGTGCCGGACAAGCAGAATGTTCCATGGGCGCGGCCAGACTCTGACGAGATTCCGATTGTGAATGGGGCTGGTTTATGACCACTTCAGGAAGTACAAGCAATGATCCAGTACGTGACATCGTTGTCAAAAAAGCCCTGCGGCTGGTTGGAGCTTACGCTACGATGGCGAAACCCGTAGGGGATCAGATAGACGACGCAATTGAAGCTTTGAACATGATGATTAAGTCATGGCAGATTCACGGCTTCATGTTTCTGCGTGAGTTTGTAACTCTTTTTCTGGTACCCGGGCAGGTTAGATATGCTCTTCCTGGAGCCATTGGTGCAACGACTGTTGTTAAAACAGCGCTTAGCGGAGATCTTGCAGCGCTTGATACAGTTGTTGGGGTAGATGATTCTACAGGTATGACTGCGGCAGATATTGTTGGGGTCTATCTCGATGATGGCAGTCTTCACTGGGATGTTATTTATTCTGTAGATTCTTCCACACAGATTACACTGACGACAGGTGTTTCAGGAGCAGCTTCTGAGAATTCCGCAGTCTATGCCTATGCTGAGACTTATGCTCTTTACAGACCAACCAGAGTGTTCAGTGCCCAGCGCAAAAATAGCTCAAACTCAGAAGTTTCGCTCAATGCTATGAGTCGTGACGATTACGCTGAACAGGTTAACAAAGAAAACACCGGAACGCCTACGCAGTACTATTACGATTTCCAGAAAGGTACTGGGTATATCTACTTCTGGCCGGCACCTCAAAATTCAGATATTCGTGTGATTTTGGATGTAGACCGACCTCTCCAGCTTATGGTTGATTCGTCCAACACGTACGATTTCCCTGAGGAGTGGGCGGAGTGCATCGCATACGGGCTTGCTGTCAGACTAGCTCCTGAATATGCAGTCCCTCTTGGAGAGCGCCGAGAATTGAAGAATGAGTTTATCGGACTGGTAACAAATCTACTTGACTACAACAAGGACTGGGTGTCCGTCGTTATGGGGGCTGAACATGGCTGAGGTATGGCAACTATTTCTTTCTCCTGTAAAAACACCTACAGAAACCCTTGTCGCTGGGACCATTGATTTTTACGAACCAGGTACTACGGGAGAGAGTAATCGCAAAGACGTTTACCTTGACAACACAGCAACAACTGTAGCTGCAAATCCGTATACTTTGGATAGTGATGCTACTGCGATACTTTACGGTAGCGGACTTTACCACATTGTCATCAAAGACAGTCTAGGGAATACCGAATATGATTATGACTATTTAAACCCCCAAGGGTCTGGTAATCTGGTATCTCAGGTTCGGGAAGAGCACACAGCAACAGCCGCTCAAACTGTTTTTACTTTAACAACCTCATACGTTGTATCTTCAGGTAAGACAAATCTTGCAGTTCTTATTGATGGTAGAAAGCAAGGTTTGACAGCCTATACTGAGACTGACGCCAATACAGTGACGTTTTCTGAAGGTCTTTCTGCAGGGCAAGTTGTCGAGTTTGTCATAGGGTTATATGATGTCTCACCAAACATTATCACCACCAGTGACGTAACAGACTCACCTACAGCGGGAAAAATAGCCACTTGGGACGGCATCCTGGCTTCCGACACTACTATAAACCTGGAAGATGTTAGTGCCAGCATCAATACGTCAGGAAAACTTCTTGGTAGGATCTTAATGAATTCAACTACTGGTCGGCTGGTGTATTCCTCTGGAGCTTTAGCGGCGGACGTATGGAAATTTATGGACGGCACTACTGCGCATTCGCCAGTGTAGGCACAGGAGATAACTATGGCACTTACTAGAGGCAGAGCACCATTTGATCTAGGAGATTCGCTTTTATTAGCTGATCTGGCTACAATGGTAGGTATAGCAGGTCAGATTGTTCAAACTGCTGGACGTACTTCGGTAGGAGATGGTGGCGGGGGTTCTTTCACGACGTTGGTTGGTGACTATTCCGCTGAGATAGCTGCTGATCCGCTGATGGGGATTTATGTTCCATTTACTGGGGGGGTTTGGAAGCGCCGGAACCCGTATCCGATTTATGTGGACTGGTTTGGCCCAGTTAAGTTTGAT